TTGCTGAGTGTGTCGTCGGGATCTATGTAGGGATGTTCTATCACAGGTGTGTCACGGTGCTGTGGCAGCCCACGGTGCCCACCCGGAATTGTTGTAGATGGCGAGCGCGGCCCGCAGGTTGACTTTGGGAATAAACAGCTCAGCGCAATGGTCAAGAATGCCTTGCGCTTGTAGCCAGCCGATCGGCCAATAACTGTTTGGCAAGCACCAAAAACCGTTGACCTGCATGATGGAATAACTGCCCCCCATCGGATCGTTGACATTGTGTGCGGTTGCTGTGCAGTTGCTTTCCCTGAAGGCCACTACCGCCAGCGTGTCAAGCTGATCTTCGGGCCAGCCAACTTGCCGGGCGAGCTTTACTACGTCGTCACAATTAGCGATTGTTGTGGGCAAGTTCGTCTCGGTAACGGTGGTCTGTCCGACCGTCGTGGTGGGGTACACATCCCATGATGCGGGTGTGGTGGTTGCGCTAGGTTGCCCTGAGAGGGGTCTAGGAGCCTCTAGGAGCGTCGTAAGCCCTAGGACTGCTGTAACTAGGGTGGCTAATGCGGCTAATGGGTTCAATGTCATGGCTTAGGTTCCTTTCGTCGGTGATCCCACCCTAGGGGATCTGACGGGCCTATGCGGGAATACCCTCAAATACCTTGAGAAATGCGGCTTTGACAAGATTTGGGTTGTCTGCCATTTTGGGTGTGATCTCGACGTGCCACCAGTCGCCACTAGGCGCCCCGGAGACGGTTTGTTTTTGGTAGACCTGCCACGCCATGCGGTCGCATCGCCATGCACGACCAAACGGTTGCGGCCAATAGTCGATGACCATCTGTACGCCAAGCTCATTGGCGTTGGCTACGCAAGCCTCAATAAATACCTTGCTAAGTTGACGCCCGTTTGGTTTGCCACGGTCATCGGGCATATCACGGTACGAGAGGTCAACGGCGCGGCCTGTCGCGTGAACGGACAAGGTGCCGGGTTTGCCTTTCATGTCACGTTGCCCGTACGACCCGTTGTTCCACAGCGACCCGTTGGCGTATTTGACGGCTTGCCTAATCCATTCGTCCATGCCTGAACGTGGGCCTTTTGCGGCTCCGTCGGCGTTGCCGATGTAGTCGGTGGCGCCTGGTACGCCGGGTTTAGCTTTGGCTATTGCCACGACCGTACGCTACGTCGTTGGGGTTGGCCCACCGCATGATGACGGGGAGCAAAGCGGCGGCGGCTGCTTTGGCGAGGTCTTGCGGGTCGGTGTTCCCGGTGGCAACGACAGCTGCGACGGCGGCGATGACGGATCGAGCGTAACTAGCGAGCATTGCTTTGGTTTGTTTGCTCATGGGTGGTTCTCCGTGTGGTGGTCGATTTTTTGTTCTATTCGGCCCAATGCTTCGTGTACCCGTCCGTGATCTTTATGGTTTTCTTTTTGGAACCGATGTATGAGCGCAACGACCACAGAGAAACCGCCACCGATGAGAGCCACCATAAACGGAGAATCCATTTGCTCGTCATCCGAGTAGTGCGGCGGCTTCGTCGGCTGTCAAACCGAGCTTGGCGAGAACGGCGGCGCGGGCCTGTTCTTTGGATAGGCGGTCAGCTTCGGCTTGTGCTTCGGCAGCATGCTGTGCTTCAATGATCGCGGCTTCTTCAGGTGTTGCGTCTCGCACAACATCGTCAATTTGGATTTTGTGTGTCATAAGTTTCCTAGTTTGTGTTTGCGTAGCCGTAGACGCGAATAGTGCCACCCGTCAATGTTCCGCCACCAGGCAACAATGTGAATGCTGTGTGTTGTGTTGTGCCGTTTTCGGAACCTGCATACCAGTATCCAATGGCCGATGCGGCATTTGCGTCTGAAGTGCCCATTGAACCCCAAACTGTTTTTTTAGCGAGATTCGGCCCGATGACGTCAATACTTACAGCTAGTGCATCTGCTGTAGTCATACCAACGCGCCCACTTGTGGCGTTGTTTTGACTTGCACCAGCGACTGAACCGCCTGTGTTTACTTGGATACCGCCAACGTAATAACCAGTAGCAACTGCGCCGAACTGGATCAAAAGGTAGCTTGTTGGGCTCGACGAGGTGCCGCCACTTACGACGATTTTGTAGTTTTCGTAAGTGCTGCTGAAAGCATCGGTGACTGTGACGCTTGATACTGCGCTGCCGATAGTTTGCGTTTTGATCAGTCGAAGACCGCCGACAGCTGCATAACTGTCGTTGAGTTGGGCTGCGGTCAGTACCTGCCCGGATACGAATGTTGTGAGTGCCATGTTGATCTCCTTTTAGCCTAGAACATTGAGCGAGTTGAGTGTGCCATAGGTAGCGTCGTCCAATATGAGTTGGTAGACGATCGTGGTGGCCGCGGTGTACAGGTTGACGCGGTGCCCAGTATTGAAGTCGATTAGATGCTCGATGCCTTCGACCGATAGTTCTTGGCCAAGGCTGGTTGTTCCGGTGCCTGTCGGGAATGTTTTTTCAATGGTGATCGTGTCGCCAATGTCGATCGTGGCTACGGTGTCGCGTTGGGCGGTTGTCAGCATGGCGAATTTGGTGGCGACGTCTGTGTACCTGGCTTCAGGTTCGCCGTTCAGCAGATAGGTGGCGGCATCGGCTAGTTGTGTCCCGGCGCTTTCTAGCAAGCTATTGGTAATTGCTTCTGTTTGAATGAAATAGGTGCCGATTGAGGTGAGGTCGCTTGCGGTCGCGTTTGATCCGCCGAGGTTTTGCACATACGCACGGTTCACTACGCTGTCAGCTTCAAATGTAATTCCAACGTTGTCGTACTTGACGCCTGTGCCGCTGTCTTTGAAGTCGGCGACCGATCCGCTGAGCGTTGCACCGATGCGATTTTGAAATGTCAATACTCCGTCACGCGACACGAACAGGCGGCCAAATTCGGCGGTGCCGTTGATTTGGTTCAGGTACGCCAACACGTTTGTCCCGGCGGGGACGGTGTAGGTGCTGTCGTGACCAAGGTTGACGGTGCCTGTTAAGATGTTGCGAGCGGTTGGCCCGGTCGGGTAATCGACCTCAGGCAGGTTCAACACGCTTTCAATGCGTTGGCCTGATGTTTCGGTCGACACGTTGTAAGTGTCCATGTAGGTCTGTGCCAGCAGGTAGAAGTCGTCGGCGCAATAAACGCTGACCGTGTTCAAGCCGCCTAACGCAAAATTGTAGTCATAGTTGACGACGTACCCTTTGAACAGGTATTCGACCGTGTTGCTGGCGTTGTAGCGGCCCAGGCGCACACGACGCATCGGTGCTAAGCCAGGCACGTTTTGATTGGCGTCGTAATAGGGGCTTGACGTGTCGAACGGGTTGAAGATGCCGTCGGCAAGCGTGTCATTGAGCGTAAACGTCATTGTGCCTGCGCTGAATTGATCGCCTTGATCTTTGCGACCTCGACGCACCGCAATGTTTAGGGTGCCGTCGGTGACGTCAGCAAACTGTGTTGTGCCGTTCAAAACGTATTGCGTATTGTTCAACACGCCTTTAGTGCTGTCGTCAAGCGTGAAAGCATCAACCGTAAAGCCTGCGTCAATTTCGAGCAGGTAGTTGCCTGATTGGACAATTGCTGTGCCGGGCATCAGACGTACCCGCTGACCTCAATGCGCGCCGGGCCAGCTGAACGGTTGTAAGCGCGGATGCTGTCTACAACGGCCTGCCCAATCTCGGCGCTGGTCGCCAAGCCGCCGTTGACGTTGACGGTGATGTTTTCCAGCATGGCGTTGCGGGCGCTCGATGTGAACGGGTTGCTGGCGATGCCTGCCCCAAGCATGTTTGGGGCTTCCATGATTTGCCGGACGGATGCGCCCCCGCCGCCACCGCCCCCGCCAGCCACGCTAGGAGCCGCTACAACGACCGCAGACCCCGTGGACGAGGGAATGGGCACCCCTAGGTTTTTGTCGCCTCCTACGGCCGCTACGGACGCGCTCGAGCCACCCCCGCCGATCTTGCCCATTTCGGGAATGGTGAAGCCTTTGCCGCCGATGCCTGGCACCCAGTCGGGGATCTCAAATGACAGGCCGCCGAGGGTTGAGTTCCATACGTCGGCAATCGTGTTGATGATGCGTGTCCACACGTTCAGCATCGTGTTCAGGTACCCGGACACAAAATCGACCATGACTTTGACGCCGACCTTGACGGCGCTAAATACGGCGTCCACGACTTTTCTAAAACCCTCGAATTTGGCGTAGGCGGCTACGAGAGCTGCACCGAGTAGCACGATGGCGGCGACTACTAGGCCGATCGGGTTGGCGGTCAACGTAATGTTGAACGCGGTCTGCAAAAACGCTGCGGTTTTGATTGCCACGTTGTACGCAATGATGGCGGCCGACAAGGTACCAATGACGCCTGCCAAGATGATGACGACGTCGGCGTTTTCTTCGACGGCTTGCGCCATTTTGGTGATGATCGGCACTAGGCGCTCAAGTAATGGCAGGACGGCGGCGCCGATGCTTTCTTGCATTTCGGCAAACGCAATTTGCATTTTGGCCATGCCGCCCTCAGCAGTTTCGGTGAACGCTTTGTTGGCCCCGCCAAACGTGCCACCAAGAACGCTAATAATCGTTTCCATGTCGGCACCCTCACGGATGAGGTTCGCCATTTCGGGGGTGAGCGATCGCAGAACTTTGAAGTTGCCTTCGTAGGCTTTGGCGAGCGCATCAGCGACGGTGGTTGCGTCAATGGATGTTGCCCGGCTGATATCAAGCACAAGCGACATTTGGGATTGAGCTTCGTTGATGTCTTTTGTGCCACGGACAAGTGCAGCAAACGCGGGGCGTAGCACGTCGTCGGCAACGGCCGCCTGGCGTGACATGGCGCTAATCGCTTTTTCAACCTCAGCAATCTGTTCTTGCCCGGCACCCGTCGAGTTTTGAAGCTGTACGGCAAGTGCGGCTTGAGCGGCTTCATCTTCGGCGGCGGCTTTGGCGGCCATGCCAAGCCCGGCAGCGAGTGCGCCCGCAGCTGCGATCGCAGGCACAAACGCTTTCTCCATGCCATAGCCGACCTTTTCCGAAGTCGTTTCAAGGCTGGCAAATTCTTTCTTGGCGCGCGCAATACCCTTGTCGTCGAACTCGCTGATGATCGGTATGCGAATGCTCATATGGTTGCAATTCTACGATTTATCTCGTTGGCAACTTGTTCAAGCGCTTTGGTCATTTCGTCCTGCACGTCGGTAATGTGCGCCTCAGCTGACGGCCACATAACGCGCGACGGGTTGCCAGCAAACGCGGTCAAAGCGTCACCCAGGCGGTTTGAGTTGCCACGGCCCGCAATGTCATAGATTGACGCTGCCGGGTCTTTTTGGATGATGGTCACAACGCCGTCTTTTTTGCGTCCAGCATCAACTTTGACTTGTACGCCACGTCGAGCTTTACGCTGATCCCAAGGCAACAACTGACGGCCATTTTGCGTCCAGCGATACCGCATACCTGACAAGGCTTGTGCCGGATAGCGGCTCTGTGCCTCAAGCACGATCGGGCCGGCAATCTGTTTAGCGTCTTTGGCAAATTGTTTGCGGGCCTCAGGGTCAATTTGCTTAAGGTCTTGCAACATTTGCTTGACGCCGATCACCTCAACGGTTGCCATTAGCGACCCCGCTTTGCCTGTTGCTGTTGCAGCTCAAGCACATAGAACACGGTGGTCATGTCTCGAGTGTCAAACTCCACTTGCGGCGGCCAGTAGCCCGTCATAACTAAGACCTCAGCGAGGGAGCGTCGCCAGGTGCCGCGATGGTAGGGGTTTCGTCGGTG